TCGAGGTGGTCCGCGCCCTCGCGCCAGTCGGAGAGCGGCATGTAATTGTCGATGCCGATGAAATCGATGTTGGCATCGGCCCAGAGCGGGTCGAGATGGAAGAACCGGTCGCCATTGCCCGGCTGATAGCCGAAATACTCCGACCAGTCCGCGGCATAGCTGATCCTGACATCCGGCCCGAGCAGGGCGCGCACCTCGGCCGCGAGGTCGATGAGCTGCGCCACCGCAGGAAAGCTGTTGCCCGCGCCGCGGATCCGGGTGAGCCCGCGCATCTCCGAGCCGATGCAGAACGACTCGACGCCCCCGGCAGCCGCGCAGAGCGCCGCCTGGTGCAGGATGAATCGGCGAAACGACCACTCATCCGGGCCGGTATACGACACCGGGCTCGTCTTGACCGCCCCGCCATAGCTCAGCAGGTCCTGCGCCCCGGTGCCCGGCTCGTCGACCGGTAGGGCCGCGACCGGTGTCACGGCGAAATCCGTCGCGGAAACCGTGCCGAAGAACGCCGCAACCTCGGCCTCGGCGGCCGCGGTGCCGTCGGGGCTGCCCGCCCGGCCCGGCGCGAGGGAGCTCGTGATCCGCCCCCGCCACGGCAGCACCGGCTGATCGCCGGCGTCGCTATACGGGTCGGGCAGGCCGTTACCCGGCATCTGCTCCATGAGGATGAACGGGTAGTAGAGCACGTCCTGCCCTGCCTGCTTAAGCGCGAGGATCGCCTCGACCACCGCCTGGTCGGAGGGCGTGCCGCCGTAGATCTCGCGGCCGTCGGCATCCTTTGGCACAGCGCCCGCCGCATCACGGGTGAGGCTGGAGACCGTCCACGGCATGTTGGCGGCATCGAATTCCTTCTTCTCCACGCGCGGCCGGATCCCGCAGGAGCCGCAGCGCAGGTCATCGCCGAACCAGCTCACGATGAGCGAGCTTGCCCGCACTTGCGGCAGTTCCTCGGTCAGCGCGTCGAGCGCGACCGAAAAGTCGCTCCGCGCGCCGGGCGTGTTGACATTGACGACCCCCTTGGAGCCGAACCCGTAATCCATGTTCACCGGCGTCGTGGCCAGCGTGTACTCGCCCGATCCGGGCAGAAGCGCCACCCCGCGCAGGGCATGGACCGGGTCGAGCGCGGCGCCGGGATTGCCGGCCTGGGCGGGGCGGCAGACCTCGAAGCTGAACTGTGGGACGCGCGTGCCGAACGGGGTGAGATCGAGATCCTCGATCACCACATAGGCCGTGCCGCGATAGGCGGGCGCGGCGCCCGTGCCCTCCACGGCCTCGATGAGCGTGTCGGGCGCCTGATCGCGCGTCCCGGGATAGACCCGCATGTTGAGGCTGTCGGGCGCGATCTCGGTGCCGTCCGCCCAGACCCGTGCGACGCGGGTGATCTCGCCCTCGCAGAGTGCCAGCGCGAGGCTCACCGAATAGCTGATCTCGCGCACCGTGGGGGTGGCGGGCTTGGGGCTGCCCTTGCCGCCGCCGCCGCTGCCGCGCTTGACGGTGACCTCCTCGCGAAACTCCGTGGCCCAGATCACCTGACCCCCGACGCGCATCCGGCCGTATAGCTGGGAGATCGCCTCGCCCTCGCCCGAGCCGGTCAGGCGCAGCCGGTTGACGCGGCCCGTCTCGACCGTTTCGGAGCCCTGCCCGAGCAGGCGCTGGTCGATCGAGCGCCCGATCGCCGCCCCGGCGAAGCGGCCAAGCGCGACCGAGGACACACCAAGGACCGACCCGCCGACCGCGCCGCCGATGGCGGCCCCGGCCGCGGAAAGAAGTATCGTTGCCATGCTTATCCCTCCTCAGGAAAGGCGAACCGCGCGGCGATGCGCCGCCGCCAGGGCGCGCTCAGCGCGGTCTCGACCACGCCATGCCCCGAATAGGCGTGGACAAAGCGCGCCTCCGGGCCGGTCCCGGACATGATGCCCAAATGTTTTGCCACGGCACCGGCGCGCATCCGGAACAGCACCACGTCGCCGGGGGCCTCGACGCCGAGCGGCTTCTGGACGAGGTGCCGGGCCGCGGCGCGCCACAACGCCTCGTCGCGGGCGGGCTCGGACCAGTCCATGGAATAGGCGGGCGGGCGCTCGGGCTCGGCGCCCATCACCTCGCGCCAGACCCCGCGCACCAGCCCGAGACAATCGCAGCCCGCGCCGCGGCACGCCGCCTGATGGCGGTAGGGCGTGCCGATCCAGCCGCGCGCGGCGTCGACGATCCTCGCCCCGCGCGCGCTCATCGCCTGCGGCTCCCGCCGTCGAGGCGGGGCGACTTGGAGGGATCGGTGATCACCCAGTCGTCGCCCGGAATGTCCGGAAAGCCCTGGAAGTTGGACAGGTTGTCGAACTTGAAGCGGCAGGTCTCCATCCGCTTGTCGCAGCCTGCCGTGATCCGCAGTGCATCGCCCGGCGCGACCCGCGCGCCCAGGGGATGCCAGAGCTCGATGACCCGCGCTCCGGGCTCCATACGGTCCCGTTTGATCAGCCCCCGGAGGCCCTGTGCCGCGCCGCTCGTGACCGTCAGCACGCCGTGGAGGAACCAGTCCTCGGCGAACCCGGCCATCTCGGCGAAGCGGAAAACGCGATCCTCCGCGACCTCCTCCGCCGGGCGCTCGGAGACATACCCCGGCGTATCGACATCGAAACCGCACTCGGCATCCCCGAGCACCGCGCTGCAGGATTTCTGGTAGACCCGGCCCAGCGGCACGTTGAGCGCATCGGTCAGCCCGCGCAGCTCCGCCTCGAAGGCGCCGCCGGAGCGGCGGATTTCGCCGATGGTGCCGGCGAATATTTCCAAGCGCTGCGCCACGTCGCGCCAGTTGACGATCCAGGCGCGGACCTCCGCCCCGTCATAGCGCCCGGCCTCGATATCGGCCTCGGCGATGGCGGTGTCCGACAGCGCACCGAGCGCCTCGGTGTTGTTGACCGCCAGCCCGGTGCTGGCGGCCACCGCGCGCGCGCTCATCCCCGTATCGGGGCGGAACGTGATGCCCTCGAAGGCGAGAGCGCGGTCGTGATCGGTAAATCCCATGACCCGTCCGTCGCGCCGCGTCAGCGCCCAGACCCGGCAGGTCGTGCTCGCGCCGTCGCCCAGATGCGCGGCCAGTGCTGCGGCGCCGATCATACCCGGATCTCCACCACGGGCACGTTGGGGACCTCGCCCGCCTGAAAGCTGGCGAGGCTGACCTGGATGCGGTCGGTATCGAACCGCACGGGCACGTCGAATTCAAACCCGGCGGTCACCGCCACGTCGTGGTTGGGCGGCTCGGCAAAGGTGACGAGGCCGGTGGTCGTGTCGACCTCGTAATGCACGCCCTCGCGCTGCTCGACGCCGCCGAGACCGATGCGCACGCTGCCCGCCACCGGCTTGACCACGGGGCGCGCGGCGCCCTGATCGCCCGAGCGGTAGGTCTTGAGAAGCTGAAACGCCGTCGTGGCATCGTCGCCCAGCCCGATCCTCTGATCGTCGAAGGCCGGCGCGGCCCCGGCGCGGGACGACTTGAAATCGCTCCAGTCCTTCCAGCGGAAGCCGTGGAGCTGGCCCTGCCGCGCCTCGAAGAAGGAGATGAGCGCCTCGACATCCTCGAGGCTGCGGAGCGCCACGCCGGCGTCGTAGCGCCGCCGTGCCTGTGCCCAGGGCGTGTTGCGCTCCTCGTGGCCGCTGGCCAGCGTGACGATCTCGGTGAGCCGTTCGGGCCCCCCGATCGAGCCGAAGCTCAGCGTGGCCGGGAATCGTGTCTCGTGAAAGCTCATGCCTGCCCCTCCTTCAGCGGTTGCGCGCGCCGCGCCCGATGGCGCGGCCGAGTTGCGCCGCGATCTGTCCCTGGCTGCGGCGGAAGCCCTCGACATCCGGGGTGGTGACATTCATCACCACGCTCACATTGCCGCCCGATTGCGCGCGCACGCCGAGGCGGCCGTCGGGGCCGCGGCTGAGCGGCATGATCGCCTCGGGCCCGGCCTCGCCCATGAGACCGGTACGCCCGCCGCGCATCGCGAATGTCGTCGGCCCGCTGATCACGCCGCCGGTGGCGAACGGCATCACGCGGCCCTGGGTGAAGCCGCCGCCCTTGGCGAATGGCAGCAACCCGCCCACGAGCGAGCCCACCCCCTGGGCCAGAGCGCCCCCCACCTGGTCGGTAACCGGGCGGACCGCGTCCTTGAACGCGGTGTTGACCATCGTCGTGGCCAGCCGTCGCAGGCTCTCGCTGAGGCTGTCGCCCTGGACCACCGCGCCGCGCAACGCGCCGCTCAGCCCGCGGCTCAGCCCCCGCTCGAGGCTCTGCACGTCCTGCCCCGCGGCCGCGAAGCCGCCGCGCACTCTTTGCAGTTCCCCGGCAAAGGCCGCGGCCACGCTGCCCGCCTGCCCCATCGCGTCGTCGAGCGCGTCGATCTGCGCCTCGAACTCCTCGGCGCGGTCCAGCTCATCCATCCGTCATCTCCTCTGTCTCGTCGGGGAAGGCCGCCAGCAGCGCCTCGAGCCCGTCGCGGGCCATGGGGCGCGGGCCGGCCTGCTCGCCCAGCATCAGGTTCAGCTCGGCGGGCGTCAGCGCCCAGAACTCCGCAGGTCGCAGCCCGAGCCCCTGCACGCCCGCGCGCAGGAGCGCGGGCCAGTCGAAATGCGGGCCGCTCACCCCTCCCCCTCCGGCAGGGCGAAGGCCCGCGCCAGGAGCTGCGCGGCGGCCCGGGCCGCGGCGAGCGGCCCGCCCTCGATCTCGGCGGTCACGAGGGCCGAGGTGTCGCCGCGCCATCCGCCGCCGCGCAGCCCGGCCACGATCACCGCCAGCACGTCGCGCGAGGAAAAGCGCCCCTCCTCGAACCGCGCCACCAGATCGACGAGGGAGCCGGCACCGAGGGCCGTCTCCATCTCCGCGAGCGCACCGAGGGTGAGCCGCATCACCTGCCGCTCGCCGCCGATGACCAGCGTCACCTCGCCTGCCCAGGGGTTGCCCATGGCGCCGCTCACAGCGCCACGAAGTCGAGCCGGCCGCCCGAGGCGAGCGAGAGCTCGTAGGTCGCCTCGCCGTCATGGGTGCCGCCATACTCGATCCCGGTGACCTGGAACCGGCCCTCGATGGTGCCGAAATCGGGGATGACCACCTGGAAATCGGGCATCTCCCCGTCAAAGAAGATCTGGCGCATCCGCGCGTCGCTCGCCGCGTCGCGGAAGATGCCCGAGCCGCTGATGCTCGCC